ATTTAAATAATAGTTCATGTGTTTTTGTTCTAGTAAGTAAGACCATTTTAAGGACTTGGCTGTCCAAAGCTAGGGAGGGAATTGCACCCTCCTGATTCTATTTAGCTATTAAAAACTATACTTGACACCAAGCTTTGTTCCGTAACCGTTGTTGTTATCGCCTGTGACAAAGGATACTTCACCGTATGCACCAACGTTTTCACCCAATGGTACAGAACCGCCAGCTTTACCAGACAGTTGTACTTCAGAGTTACCACCATCAGGACTAACAATACTAGGACCACCTTGGAGATACCAATTAGATCCTTCATAACCAACGTGGTTATCAATAACAGTACCTGAGTAATCAGTACCAGACCAACCAGAGTTAGCCTCAACATTTACATAGGGTCCAGCAAGTACAGGGGAAGCAGCAAACAAAGCAGCGGGGAGGATAGCAAAAATTTTCATTGTAATTTAGTTAAAAAAGAATAAGTATGTTTTGTTCTATTACCATGAACACCCCAGCCTAACCAGTAGTATGCAGCATTCATGTAATAAGGTATTGTTTGATGAGGAGTTTGGAAAGAACTAAGGTCATCCCTAAACCTCATCTCATCTATTAAGTATGCAGTTTGACATTTCAAACCACTAGGATCGCTATTACGTTTGGCACAGAAAGTACCAAGACCAAGATAACGATGTTTAGAAGTCCATTGGATTAATCCATAACCTCCAGCAAGGCATCTATCATAAGGTACGATAGCACCGCCTTCACAAACATTAGGTTTAAAGTTTGATTCTTGTTGGATGTTACCCATAATGACCGCCAGTGCTGTACGGTCTGTCACACCAGCAGATATCTGTAGTTGTTCTAGAACGTACTGCTGTGGCGCAGTACATTGTGGGCATTCAATCATTTTTTCTTAGCAGTTTTAGCAGAGCGTTTAAAGTTAGCAGCAGTGGGTGCGCCAGAGCTACCAGGCTTACGCATCTTTTCATTTGAACCTTGCTTGATACGCATCCGTTTAGCATGGATGTTAGCGTATAGACCTTTCTTAGCCATTAGTATTTTTTACCAGCTGGTTTTTTAGTAGTCTTTTTCTTTGCACTAGAAGCAGCCTTTACACCAGCAGCGGTGTAGGGGTACTTCTTTCCATTAACCATTGGCATTACCATACTCCGGGGATAAGTTGACCAGTTAGTGCATACGCTCCGAGCGCAGCAATCACACCCAGCATAGCCAGGCGACCGTTTAGTTTTTCTGCTTTGTCGTTATGATTCACAGTGTAGTTTTCGTCAGTGTACATGGTGGGTTCTTTAGCAAAGAGGTTTTGTTGTCCGCGATCGTTGGTGGTAACAGTCATTAAAAATCAAGGTCAGAGTTAGTTAGTTTACGCATAACATCATCTCGAAAAGCAGGATCATTGTCATAGCGTGGGTCATTCATAGCTGCAACAAGTTCTTGTTGACTACGGAACTGAGCATCTTGCTGCACAGCAGAACGCTTACCAGTTAATAGCTGACCTTCACTACCAACAGCATCTGTATATTTATTATTCAATGCTTGTACGGCAAAGTAAATAGAATTAGCGTTACCACTAGCCATTACATTGTCGTACATTTTTATTTCTGATTCATCTAGGCTTTCAGCAGCCCAGCTAAGCATTGATTGGTAAGTTTTTTCACCACCAATCATTTCATATAATTGTTTAGCTTGATTTTCAGTTAGTTGTTCAGAGGTTTCTTCTGACTTTTCAGGTTCTTCAGGCTCTTCTTCCTGTGTTGCAGGCTCAACTTCTGCTTCAGAAGTATCTTCTTCAGAGCGTGAGTTACCAAGCTTCTGTTGTAATTGTAGGTAAGCCTGTTCCAATGATTTAGTATCATTAAACTTACCTGCAAGTAGCGGTTGATCTTCCCCTGAAATAGACTCGGCAACCGCTAAGGACTCTTGCTCATCAGCATTAAGTTCTGGTTGGTCAGCGGGGGTTTCATTGATAGTAAGTGTTTCTGCCATATTATTGTGGTGGTTGTTGTTCTTGTTGCTGCATCATTTGTACTGCAGCTTGCTCACGTTTCTGATCAACAGCAGCCATTTGTGGTTCTTGTTGTTGAGCCATCATCTGTTGTTGTTGAGACATAGCTTGTTGTTGTTCTTGCTGTATTTCTTGCATACTCTTAACAAGATTCAATACATCAATACCAGATGCTGCTGCCAAACGTTTGACAACTTCTTCTGGATTAATAAATTGTTGAATAGCTTCTGGTCCCATTGTTTGAGCAATGACCTGTAGGAATTGACCGAGGCTTTCTCTGTCTTGTCCACGTCCAAGCGCATTAATGCCTGCAACAATAGTAGGTTTAACAATACCACCTTTAGGTAAACGTGGAATCTCGCCTGTCTTTTGTGCAACGTTTAGTTTACGATTAAGATAAGGAACAAGGAACTCAACAGTAAGTAAACTAAACAGTCCACCAAGTTGTTGTTCCAATTCCATCTGAGTCATACGTACTTCTTCAGCAGTAGTACGTTCTGATTGTCTTACATTAAGAACAAGGAATGCCTCACTTAATCGTTGACTTAGAGTACCTACCATTGCGAAAGCAGTTTGGAAGTCAGCTGTTTTACCTACCTGTACTACACCAATGTCATCAGGTCGTCCCTGGATGATAGCACCATTGCCTGCTGCTGCAAGCGTTGATGGTTTGGTAGTACTGGATGGTGAAACAGTAAACACTATCTTAGCAGCTGCTGCACTGCCTTCAACCAGTGCTTGTGACAGAGCTTCAAGTGACTTTAGATCACCAATGAACTCTTCTACTCTACCGCGGCCGTAGACCTCTCCGTCTACGTGGTTAAAGCGTAGCACAAGCCAGGGGTTTGCGTCAAGAGGTGCTTTACTCATTGACTTGGATAGCATTTGATCCTCTATTTCCTGATGCCACACCCAACGGTTGTTGTCTCTAGTGCAGTGTGTATAAACATCACATTCATCATTATGACGTGATGAATTATCACTAGGTGTATTGGGTTGAGGCTCTTTAAACTCAGGGTAATTTTTTTTAATTAATTTTTTCGAGATTGTTTCTTTTGTTATAATTTCAATAACATTACCGTTACCATCTCTATCTACTACATATCGGTTTAAAGGATAAAGCTTAAGCCCCTCCTTACCCATAAAGATAAGAGCATTACCAGCTACTACAAGATGCTTTAGTGCTTGATGAACGACAACACGATCACTAGAGGCTGCGATAGACTCCATGATAGTGCGTTCAACTTTAGCAAATGACAAGTCAAGTTCTGATCTAATCTCTGGTCCTAATTCTTCAGGCAAGTTAACATCATTAACCTGTAGCTTAAAGAAGCTGGTCTGTGGAGGTAGCAATGCAAGCATTAATTTACTTGCAAGCGTCACCACACCTTTAGCTCCAACTGATTGCCACGGTGTTGTAAGTTTTAGTGAACCTTTAGAATAAGTCTCATCCTCTCGGATAAGATAAGGTAGAGTTAGATCTGCTGCTTGTCTAGCAGTATTAAGAAACTGGGAACGGTCTGAAGACAATCTGTCGTATCGTGTTTTAGCTGTCATTAGACGTTCAATACATTAGTTTTTATTGCGGCTTTAGCGGTTCCAAGAATACCTGAAAGGGCATCTGCAGTGGCAGGATTGATCTGTAGTTTCCTACGTTTAAAGCCTTGTGTACCACCAGTACGTGGAGTTTCAGCAGCACCACCGATTTGTAGTGCACCGAGTTGGCCAGATCTAGCTTGGTTTTGCTGGTAAGTACGTTGACCAGCTGCTAGTTCATCAGATCTACGCTGTTGATCTGCAGCCATTGTGTCTAGCCTTGTGTTTTGTTGTATTTGTAAATCATTTAAGTATGCAGTTTGCTGCTGTTGCATTGCTGCAAGTTTATTTTGATACTGTGTTTCACGTGCTTGATTAAAATAACTTTGTGCACGAGTTCCAAAAGAAATACCTTGATCAATACCCATTTGTTGGATTTGAGCAATACTAAGACCAGCGTCTTCAGCTCTTTTTACAGCAGACAAACCAGAGTGAGCATAGGTCTCTTTGTTACCACCAAACCTATCAATAAAATCTTTTGGAGTAGGTCCAGGTGTTGTACGACTATCTATTTCATTTCCATAAACGTTATTCATTACTGGATCTGTTTTAGTAGTTGCTGTAGTTTCAGCTTGAGTTTCAGCAGCAGGTGCTGATCCAGCAGCTCTCTCTCCAACAAAACCTCGGGATTGCATGTAACGGTATTCATCTTCAATACCATAGCTAGCACTTTTAAATTGGGCGCGGGGACCGGATGGATCGCCGCCAAATATCCCAGGAAAAGCACTATCCCTGTTAGGATTCTTGAGATAAGCAGCATAGTCTTTGTTATATTTATCCAAAGACTGCTGAATTTGTGCCATTGAATAGGCACTGAGATCTTGGATACGTGTTGCAGCCATTAGTTTTCCTCCATATAATTAATGATCCATTCCACAACATTACGTTGCCCGGATCTAAACATAATTTTTTCTATTGTGTCGTCAGGTGTTGGGTTAACTGGTGGGAATGATTCTTCTAATTGAATGACAAGACCACGGGACTGCATCCCTAGGACTTCAAGCGTATTGGGGGAGATTTCTTGCATCATGTTCAAAGAAAGCGGGCATTCGAGCTGATTTAGTTGCAGAAAGTTCAGGGGCTTTGCCCTCATACATTAAGCGATCACTAGAATCCAGCCAAAATTTTTTATCTAAATATTTATCGGTAGTATTATTACCTAGAGGTTGCATTACCCAATTGATAGTTGCTTTGCGGAGTTTATCAAGACTAG